AATGGTGATTGTTATGAGTACAGCTTTACCAGCAATCGCTGAGCCTGCCCCCAATCAGGTGTATGCTAAGTCTGCACCGACTGCGACAAACCAAGTCGTAAAATCTAGTCATGAGTATCGAATTGCACAATCAAAAGATGCTAAAGACATGATGGGATACGAACCCTCTCTTTACAAAGGAAAGTGGTATGACTCAAAGTGGGAGAATACAAGAAAATGTATTATGCACGGAGAGTCACGTTTCAATTACAGATCAGCGAACAAAACATCATCGGCGAGAGGCGCGTACCAATTTTTGGATCGTGCTTGGAGAGTGTCCTTAACCTTCATGATGTTGGAAGAATCAAAAGAAAATAACGACGGTTTATCTAAAGAGCTTAAGAAGCTAAGAAATAAACCAATTCACGAATGGAATAGATACTACCAAGATAGATCTTTCTTTACAGCATGGAGACATGGTGCTGGCAAGAAGCATTGGTATCAATTTAATTCTAATTGCATGTAGTTTGTGGTGGGGCGAGACCAAAATAAAAATTAGGTAACAACAACTCGTCCCACTGCTGCTATAATTGTTACCTATTGAGGAGAAGCGTGGACAGCAGAGATATAGTTTTACATCTTGAAGAAGTTAATCAGGTAGCAGCAGAATACATTAAGGGAAAAGATGCTTCTGCTATTTCCAAAGATCTTGACATTCCTCGCAATCGTGTCATGAGTCTCCTTACTGAATGGCGAGAGATGATTGCCAACAATGAGGCTGTACGCATAAGAGCAAGAGAAGCACTTGCTGGTGCAGATCAACACTATAACCACCTCATTCGTCAAACATATGAGGTTATTGAAGAAGCCACCCAGAACTCAAATCTTTCTGCAAAGACTGCAGCAATTAAGCTCGTCATGGATATTGAATCTAAAAGAATTGATATGCTTCAAAAAGCGGGGCTATTAGAAAACAAAGAGCTCGCTGACCAATTATTAGAGCAAGAGCAAAAGCAAGATGTTCTTGTTGGAATTCTCAGGGAGGTATCAGGAGAGTGCCCAAGATGCAGGAATGAAGTTGCAAGAAGGCTTGCAGACATCTCTGGTCAAGGGGAAGTGATTACAGTTGAGTCTTAATTTTGATGAATTTCTTGGAGCACTTGACGACTCCCCCTTTGAAGAAGATCCAGTAGATTTAGATACTTTTTTGCATGATTCTAATTATTTAGATCAGCCTAAGTTATCTCAGATACAAAGAGACCTTGTGGAGGCAATGAGTCAAATTTATAAAGAAGAAGATTTAATTAAAATAATGGGAGATAGGGAAGGTCGTGAACATTATAAAAAATATACAAAGGGAGAGGTTATCCTACAACTGGGAAAGGGTAGTGGTAAAGACCACACTTCCACCATTGGCTGTGCTTATTTGGTTTACAAACTCCTTTGCCTAAAAGATCCTGCACGATACTTCGGCAAGCCACCAGGAGATGCTATTGACATCATCAACGTTGCTATCAACGCACAACAGGCTAAGAACGTTTTTTTTAAAGGATTCAAAGGTAAGGTGGCAAGGTCACCATGGTTTGCTGGAAAATTTGATGCAAAGGCAGATAACATTGAATTTGATAAAGCTATCACCGTTTATTCAGGGCACTCAGAAAGAGAGAGTCATGAGGGACTTAACCTCATCCTAGCAATCCTTGATGAGATCTCTGGATTTGCCATGGACAATGCATCTGGAAACGAAAATGCTAAGACTGGTGAGGGTATTTATAAAGCCTTCCGTGCATCAGTAGACTCACGTTTTCCTGACTATGGAAAGGTAGTCTTGCTTTCATTCCCAAGATATCCAGGGGACTTTATATCTAAGCATTATGACAAAGTTGTTGCTGAAAAAGATGTTGAGATTAAGAAACATAGTTTTATTATTAATCCAGACTTACCAGCAGATCTTCCAGAGAATCAGTTTACTATTGAATGGGAAGAAGATCACATAAAGTCGTATAGAACTCCAGGAGTCTTTGCTATTAAAAGGCCAACGTGGGAAGCTAACCCAACAAGAAGTATTCAGGACTTTGAAAGATCATTCGTTGATGACTATGCAGATGCTATGCAGCGTTTTGCCTGTATGCCATCCTATGTGACTGATGCCTTCTTTAAGCAAAAGGAAAAGCTTGAGCAGGCAATGTGTCTTCATAATCCAATAGATTCATTTAAAAGAATAGAACCCGCTTGGCAACCCAAAGAAGACACAGTTTACTTTCTTCATGCTGACCTTGCTCAAAAGCATGACAAGTGCGCGGTTGCAATCTCGCATGTAGACAAGTGGGTAGAAGTAAGAACCTTTAACGATCACACACAGATACACCCACTTGTAATTGTTGATGCTATCGTTTGGTGGGAACCAAGAAAAGAAGGTCCAGTTAATCTTTCAGAGGTA